AAAACAGTAGGTTTCACATGGGCAAAAACAAATAAAAAGACACTTGGATTTTTTACAGGTTTAGGATATTGGACTAGAGGTAATCCTGAAATGTGTTTACTTGCAACAAAAGGTAGACCAAAACGAATCAATAAAGATGTTGCTCAATTGGTGATTGCACCAAGAGGTCGACATTCGGAAAAACCACTATTGCACCGAGAGATAGAAAGGCTTTGTGAAGGTCCTTATATCGAACTATTTGCAAGGAAAAAGACCAGAGACCATTGGGACTTTTGGGGGAATGAGGTTGAAGCTTGACTTTAGCGATATTATATAGTATAATACCGTTATTATTAGTATGTATATTATTATGGATGTGGAATGGCGAAGAACCTAAGTAAAGAACAAGCACTACATTGTGCTGGTGTATTCAATGATTATTTTGGTCAGTTTAGTAGAATTGACCAGTATATGCGTGACCAAAAAATGGCACAAATTGATAGTATACCTCAATCACTTCCTGGTATGGGATTTGATAGTGATATGTTTGATGACTTCTCTATATCTCCACAAGATATGGATTTACAAATTGTAGAACTAGATAATCACACATGGGACACTTGTATTAATATGATTAGTAGTCATAGTAATATGACAAGTATTCCTGGTAAGACTTTAAAGCTTGCAGTAAAAGAAATGAATACAGGCAAGTTTGTAGGTTTTATGAGATTTGGTTCTCCAGTTATTAACTGTAAACCTAGAAATGATATGTTAGGTAATGTACCTGATTTAAAAGTATTTAACAAAACAGCTATTATGGGTTTTGTAATTGTACCATGTCAACCATTTGGATATAATTATCTTGGTGGTAAATTATTGGCTGGTCTATGTTGTTCACATTGGGTTAGAGAAAAACTTAATGAGAAGTATGATATGAATTTAGTATTATTTGAAACCACATCTTTATATGGGAACACAAAAGGTGCCTCAATGTATGATGGTATGAAACCATTTTTAAGATACAAAGGCAATACAATGTCAGATTTTATTCCTATGTTACATGGTAAACCATATCTAAATTTAGTAAAGTATGTTGAAGATATTATTGGTAAAGGCGAACTAGTACCAGAGGGTGCGTCAAGTCGTAAACTTAAAATGACCACAGGTATTATTGGTTTAGTAAAAAGAGCTCTTGATGGTGACGACCTTAAAACATTTATCGAAACTATTGCAAATGCAAAATCATTAACGGAACAAAAAAGATATTATGCAAGTAGCTATGGTATAGAAAACTATGTAGATATTGTAAATGGTAAAACAGATACAATAAAGAAGTCTGAAAACTATGATAGATATAATGTAGATACTATTATAGAATGGTGGCGTAAATTGGCAACTAAAAGATATAACAAAATTAAAGAAGAAGGCCGTTTGAGAAATGACCTTGAAATATGGACTAAAGATAGCCAGATAGATATAATTAGATAAATATAATGGTGAGCATACAGCCAAAAGAATACAAAGAACTAAAAGAATATTGGGACTTTCAGAGAAAGAAAGAATACAATAAAGAAAAGGTTATGAAAATGTGTGAAAGTTTTGGTGGTAGGTTGTATGACCAATTTGGAACTATACCCCTACAAGAAGTAAAAGATACAATTTGGACTAAAATACCACAATCAGAATATGAGGATCCACCGGAAGAGTGGATTCCAGAGGACCCTAACTACAGATTATGGTGGGAAACCGGTGACCTAGATACCAGTAAGTTATCAAAAAAGGCTCAAGAAGTCATTAAAGGAAGCTTGACAAAATCTAAAAATAGTATATAATAGACACAACGAAGGAGAAAATATGAGCAATTTTTTAAAAGATATAATCAAAGAAACTGGTAATGAATATGCCGGTTTAGTAAGTGAGGGTGTTGATAGTGCAGATGTAACAGGTTTCATTGACACAGGCTCATATTCATTCAATGCTTTACTATCAGGCAGTATATATGGTGGTATGCCAGCAAACAAAATTACGGCGATTGCCGGAGAAGCTGCGACAGGAAAGACCTTTTTTGCATTAGGTATCTGTAAGGCATTTTTAGATAAAAATCCAGAGGCAGGTGTAATTTACTTCGAATCAGAGGGTGCTATTTCAAAAGATATGATTGAGAATAGAGGTGTTGATTCTACTAGAATGGTAATTGTTCCTGTGGCTACAGTACAAGAATTCAGAGCTCAATCAATTAAAGTGATTGACAAATATTTAGAACAACCAGAAGATAAAAGAAAACCTTTGTTATTTGTATTAGATAGTTTAGGTATGTTATCTACTACAAAAGAAATGGAAGATACGGCTGCTGGTAAAGAAACAAGAGATATGACAAGGTCACAAATTGTCAAATCTACATTCAGAGTTTTAACACTTAAATTAGGAAAGGCAAACATTCCTATGATAATGACCAATCACACATATGATGTTATTGGTTCTATGTTCCCACAAAAAGAAATGGGTGGCGGTTCAGGTTTGAAGTACGCTGCCTCATCAATCATCTACCTAGGTAAAAGAAAAGACAAAGACGGTACCGAAGTTGTAGGTAATATTATACATTGTAAAAATTACAAGTCAAGATTAACAAAAGAAAACGCTCAAATTGATGTGAAACTAACATACAAAACAGGATTAGATAGACACTACGGCCTATTAGAATTAGGTGAAGAAGCTGGTGTATTTAAGAAAGTATCTACAAGATATGAAATGCCTGATGGTACAAAAGTATTTGGTAAGAGTATCAATGAGAATCCAGATAAGTATTTTACAACAGAGGTATTAGATAAGATTGATGAACTCACAAAAAGAAAATTCACATACGGCGAAGACGAAGAATAAAAACTATACTTTCGTACAAAAAGAGGGCGAAGACTATACTTGCATAAAGTTAACCTCTGAAAAGTATGATGGTATAATTTTTAAATACGGCAAAGTTGGTTTCGGCAAAGATGAAAATCCTGATGGAACCTTGCCAATGATATTTGATTATGATATAATAAGAAATCCTAATAAAAAAGAATTAGGTGATGAAAAAGAATTTGTCAACCATATTGGTGACATATTATTAGAACTGATGGAGAAACAAATACAAGATGGTACAGCAATCATTAAGTGATAGAATAGAAACTACAATATTAAGTAATCTTTTCTTCAATGAAAATTTTACAAGAAAAGCATTACCTTTTATTCAAGCTGATTACTTTACAAATAGTGATGAACAAACACTATTTACAGAGATTGAAAAGTTTGTAGAGAACTATAAAAACTTACCTACAAAAGATACCATTCTTATTGAGCTTGGTGGTCGTAAAGACTTAACCGAAGAACAACTTAAAAATATAAAATTATTAGTTGCTGGTGCCAATAACACACAAGTAGATTTAAAATGGCTGTTAGACGCAACTGAAAAGTGGTGTAAAGATAGAGCCGTGCATAATGCAGTATTGTCCGGTATTAAGATTTTGGACAATAAAGACCAAAAGAGAACACCAGAGGCAATACCTGGTATTTTATCAGACGCCTTGGCAGTTAGTTTCGATAATCATATTGGTCACGATTATTTACAAGACGCAGAAAAACGATATGATTGGTACCATACAAAAGAGAAAAAATTTAAATTTGATTTAGACTTCTTTAATAGAATTACAAAAGGTGGTGTACCAAGTAAAACACTTAACATTGCCCTTGCAGGTACAGGTGTTGGTAAATCTTTATTCATGTGTCATGTTGCCTCAAGCTTTTTAACACAAGGCAAAAATGTATTGTATATTACTTTAGAAATGGCTGAAGAAAGAATTGCTGAAAGAATTGACGCAAACTTATTTGATATCCCTATGGAAGATATTAGAGATATGCCTAAACAATTGTATGATAACAAAGTTGATAAGTTAAATGCAAAAACAAAAGGTCAATTAATTATCAAAGAATATCCAACTGCCTCTGCTCATAGTGGTCACTTTAGAGCATTGATTAACGAATTAACATTAAAGAAATCATTTAAACCTGATGTTGTGTTTATTGATTATCTAAACATATGTGCTAGTGCAAGATTTAAAGGTGGTAATATATCATCTTATTTTTACATTAAAGCAATCGCTGAAGAATTAAGAGGTCTTGCTGTTGAGTTTGATATGCCTATCTTTAGTGCAACACAAACGACAAGAACTGGTTTTGCAAGTACAGATATTGGATTAGAAGATACATCTGAATCATTTGGTCTTCCAGCAACTGCTGACTTTATGTTTGCCTTAATGTCAAATGAAGAACTAGAAGCTTTAGGTCAAATGAAAGTTAAACAGTTAAAGAATAGATATAATGACCCTAGTATGAATAGAGCATTTATTGTTGGTGTTGATAGAGCTAAAATGAGATTGTATGATGTAGAAAACAACGCTCAGAATATTGTTGATAGTGGTCAAAAACAAGAAGACAATTATCCAAAACCAGAGGATGCTTACAGTAAGTTTAGTGATTTTAAAATTTAATTATGCCGTCAAAAACTAAAAAACAAAAGGTCAGGTTTCACAAAGGTGATAAAAGACCTGGTGGTAAAGCTTTACAGGAGAAAGATTTGTACTATACAAAGAAGATGATTAAAAAGGGTAAGAAGATACTATGGCATATTATCGAACATCCTTCAAAACGAATCGTCAAAGAATGTTTTTTTGAAGAAGACGCTTCTGATTTTGTAAAGTTTCAAAACAAACATAAAGTTTGGTTAATCAATGGTGGTATTCCAGACTTCTTATGTCTTAAAGGCGAAAAAAGGGCTTGACTCTTAGTTAAAACTACTGTATAAATAGTAGTATGCCAACTGTATCACCATATTACAAAACAAAAACAGGACCAAATCCATTCTATACAATGGATTCTGTGACTATATCATCTACTAGGGACGCCTTAAAAAAAGTTGGTATTAAACTTAAACCTAATGAAGTAATATTATATAAATGCGTAGATAAAGTAAAAGGTAAAACTATTATTGACTCAAGAGGTACATATTTTTTTCAATTAGCTATAGATAAAAATACAAATTTACCTTATGGTATAAAAACTACCAAAAAACAAATTACAGGTCATTTAGGCACTAAGCAGAGAAAAGATAGTACAGCTTCATCAAATGTAAATGAGTTTTGTACTATGTATTTTATGATTAATAAACCTATGACACCTTCTCAATTAGAAAAACATTGTACTTTAATGGGTAACAAATCAACAGGTGTTTTAACAGGCGAAGGCAAACCTGTAACCTTTGATGATTTATCAGAGTTGATAGATAAAGATGAAACACCAGATAGAGATATAAAAATTGGTCTTAACAATGCAAAAGCAGTATTAAAAGATATTACTAGAAAATCTGTTGAGAAATATTTTTGGGTGCCTAGAGGAAAACCAACTGGCATATCTCCTAAAACACCTTCAGATGTTATATTAAAATTTACAGATGGAAGTTTTCAAGGTTATTCAAATAAGATAGCTGCAGGTTCAGACGAAACACCAAAATTTAATACCAATATTACAGCTTACTACGATAAGTTAGGTAATAATGTTCAATTAAATAATATTAGAAAATTAATTGACAACTCATGGAATCAAGCTGCCAAAGATGTTAAAAAACCAAATGCTAAAAAGGCAATACAGGCATTTGACATAACAAAAGAGAAATTTAGTGAAACTGCTTCTAGTGAGGAGTTTGGCAGATTAGCAGCCAAGTTTAGAGCAGATGGTTTAGATTTTTATGGTGAAGATTTTTATTATAAGTTTAGAAACAATCATATTAAAAATCTTGTAAAGTATTTAAAAGATAATAGAAACTTAGTTTATTTCTTAAATACAATTTATTTTTATACTTATGATGACCCTAGAGTTTCTTTCACACCATGCCCCTACAAACTATTAGTAGGTAGAGAAACTGGTGAGAGTACAATCAAAGATGTATCAGCCGACAATGCTTTACAAAGTGTACTATTTAATAAAAAAGTTAATAAATTAACACAACTAAATCATACTTATGATGGTACTTCACAGGCATTTAATTTAAATTTTACCTATGATGGTAAAAAGGTTAACATCAAAATCACAATAAGAACCAGAGCTGCTGGTGGATGGCAAGGAAAATCACTATATATCAACACCCCAGGTGTTAAATTTAAGTAAAAAAACGAAAAAAGTGCTTGCCATGACCAGCGAAATATGTTATAATACCAGTATTAAATCGTATAAATAGTTGTATGATTTGTTAATGGGTATTTGAATATTATATAAATGGATAAATTGGAGAACAAATGTTTAGTTTTAAAGGCTTTTTCACACAGGAAAAGAACACACACCTCGAACACTTAGAAGACGATATAATTAATCGTGGTTCACAAGGTGGTGTAAATGCAATCAACTTCCTAAATTCAGTACGAAATATGCTTGCCGGCAATATTGGTGGTAAGTTAAATATGTCTGTAAAATGGGACGGTGCACCAGCCGTATTCTGTGGTACTAATCCAGAAAATGGTAAATTCTTTGTAGGAACAAAGTCTGTATTCAACAAAACTCCTAAAATCAACTATACACCAACCGACATAAGACGGAACCATGGTGGTGAACTCGCTAACAAATTACAAGTGTGTTTGAGAGAACTGCCGAAATTGGGGTTAGATGGTATTTACCAAGGAGATTTACTTTTCACAAGAGGTGATTTAAAGGCCGTTGCCATTGACGGAGAAAAAATGATTACCTTTACACCTAATACAATCACTTATGCTGTACCAGCAGGTAGTGATATTGC